GGGATCAGCAACTGGCAAAATATCTACCCGATCATCAAAATCAGTTTGTTTAACAAACCTTTGACCCCCAACTACGTCGTACGGATATTCCGGTGGTAGATATAACTTGAATACTCTTGCTAATAATTTGAATTCATTTTTTAACGAAGAGTAAATTCTTTTGTGAATAGCTGACATCGTTCTACTTCCACGTTCTAATAACGCAACTGTAGTTCCAACCGCAGCTTGTTGATTACCATCACCAACTTGTAGATCAGCAATTGATGCAAATCTTTGACCAGCATTTACTACAATACCCATAAGGTTTAGTAGTGTAGCTGATGGTTCTTTAAATGGTAACATCATAAATGAATCTTTTAAATTTCCACCTGGTGCATCTACATCTCTAAATTCACCTGGTTGAATAGACTGTGCATCATCTCTAATTCTAATACCACGCATTTTAAATCCAGCAGGTAAATTAGATAAAGTACCTGCGTCCAATAACTGACGGAGTGCTGCAGTTGCAGTTCTGCTCAATCCGCCAATCATATGGATTAAACCAAAGCCATAAAAGCCTAGTCCTGGAAGAAACTTAAAGTGAGTAAAGTATGGTATTTTAGTTTTTTCTGGATCACCAATTTCATAGTTACGTCTAATAGCTAAAACATTTCTTGTTGCTTCATCAACTGTTACTATGTATGGAATTTTAATTCCTGAAGGCTCACCTGTTTCGTCAGCGTCTTCAAAACCTTCTATATCTAAATTAACATGGCATTCTAAAAGAGTGTAGACATCATCGTCTTGTGTTTTTCTTTGACCTTCTAATTCTCTCTCTTTTTTCTCAACGTCATCTTCAACTTGTCTTGGAGATCCTAAGTCAATATCTAAATAGAAACCTGCCACTTGTTGTTTTCTTAATTCGTTCTTAGAAACTTTTACCCGATGGATGATTGCCTCTGCATCGTCTAATGAGGTAGCCGTGTAGGGTACAATCAAATCATCTGCCGGTACGAACTTTGATACTGCTTTTTTAGATAACTCATCATAATAAGTTTTCTTAAAAGCTGATCCTGCTAATGGAAGATAGAATAGCATTTGATCAAAGTCTGGCTCATAGTCTTTCATTTTTTCCATGAGCTCGTAGTTCATAAAATCTTTAACACGATTTGCTTGTTTAGTTTTCTCTTCACTTGGTGCACCAATCACTTGAGTTCTAACTGGTCCATCTGCTGGAAGTAATTCTTTATAAGCTAACGCTTGAAACTGAGTAACCGCTTCTGCAAGAACTGGGTGAGTTGCACCACTAGCTCCTTGAAAAGGTTCTGTTCTCATGTCATATTTAAAACCTAAAAGATCTAAACCTTGAGTGTAAGAACGTTCCCATTCTTTTCTCCCCATTTGGTAATCTTGATATTTTTGAGAAAGGTCTGAACCTATCTCATCTAAAATATTATCTGGTAAAAATTCTGCTAAGTTTGCATAATGCTCATCCCCACCTTCTGGTGATGCAGCGTTTGGATCAAAATCTATTTCAACTGATCCGTCTTCTTGTTCATTAACTTCGACAGGACCTGGAGCTTCACTAACTTCTTCTTGAGCTTCAACTACTGTTTCTTGTATATCTTCCTCACTAGGAAGTTCTATTGAGCCTCTTGGACTTTGAGTCAGAGACTTGTCTATTTTGTCTGCCATTTTTTATTTTCTCCAGTTTCACTGTTCTAACAGTATTATAGTTAATATTCAACCCCTGAGGCGTGGGTCCGGATTCAGGCGGCAGGAGCCATGTCTTAGGGTATTTAGTCATCGTACGTGTATTTTCTCATATCTTCTAAATCAATATCATCAATAAATTCTTCTACATCTTTAAGCTTGCCCTCTGCATCAGGCCTAGCTGTTGCTTCATTGTAAGTCACGCCTCCTGTTTCAGGATCAGTGTCTATTTCCATTTCCATATCTTTTTCTAACATGTCACCTTCTTGTTTTCTTTTTTTAATGGTTGTTTTATTACCTTGTTGTGTAACCACAAAATCATCTGCTTGATAAACATCTGCAAATTCATCTGATCTATTACCCGTAAAATATTTCATTCCTGTTGATTCAGCTTTTAATTTAACTTTAGCAATAAGGTCCATTATAAAATCAGGAACACCATCTGCTCCTCTTCTAATTATCTCAGTTGTTTTTTCTGCAACCGGTGCAGCAAATTTAAGATACTTTCCAATTATAGGAAGTGACATAAGCCCTGCTCCTAGTTTTATAAATTTTCTTTTTGATGGATCATCAGGTCCATCAGCGTAACCAACTCTACCACCCACTGCCATCATTTGTTCAGGCATTGATTGTGGTTGAAATCTTTGACCTGTTATCAAATCAGTAAAATCTCCAACAGCCATAGCTCTAGTTTCTGCTATTTGTTTATCTCTAGCAGCGTTTTCCATCTCTCTTACTTTTTTTGCATTTTCCCATTTTCTTTCTGCTTCTTGTCTGGACATATCTGATTTTACATTTGGTGTATCAAAGTCTGTATCTAAACTAGAAAAGTCATCAGTAATTTGTTCTCTCATCTCTTCTTGTTTAACAACTGATCTTGCTTCTTTTCCTTCAGGGGATAATGCCATAAGATCTTTTGTAGAACCAATTAAATCAGTTCCAATCAAACCATACTCTAAAGCTTCGGCAACTGGTTTACCATCTTTTAATGCTTTGTAAGTATCACTAATTCCAATGTAAGCACCTAATGGTCCTAATGCTTTTACACCTAATTTAAAATATCTTTTCTTTGCAATATCATCAGGAATATTTTTTATTCCTTCTACTAATTCTTCTAAACCAGGAAGTAATGCTGCTTTTAGTTTTGGAGCATTTTCTTTAAACAATCTTATTTTTAATTGATCATCAAAATTATTTGGATCAGCATTTTTTATAAAGTCTCTAATTTCAACTTCTGTTTTACCTGGAAAAATATCCATAGGATCTATGGATTGTAATTTTCTAAATGATCCACCATAATCAGTGCCATCACTTAATGTAACTACTTTGTAACCATCTGATTGCCCTGCATAATCTACTAATTTATTATCTAATTTAGCTAATTCAATTTTCTTTTTAGCAGCAGGCATTTTGCTGTTTTTAATTTTATCTATTTCTTTTTCAGTAGCATCTATTTTATAATCTAAATCAGTGAATCTACTTTCACCTTCTGATCCAGCCATAGCTTGATTTATTTTTGATGGTGTATAAATTAATTTATCACCAGTTATCATTTGTGATCCTCTAATATTACCTGCATGTCCTTTATGCATTTCTTTTGTTCCAGCAAACATACCTCCTTCTGGAATACCACCTCTTGCTATTATATCTGCTTGTCTTGCTTTTCTATCTATATACTTTTTCTTTTTTCTTTCATCTAAGGTATCAACATCAGGTGGAGCATTTTTAATAGGATTTTTTTCTCTATAATTTTTTACAGCATTTACAGCGTCTTCCTTACTTCCAAAATCATCAGTTAACACGGTTTTATTCTTAACAATAATTTGTGGTTTATATAAAGTTTTCTTTACTCCTGTTTTTTTATAAGTTTCTGGTCTATTTTTACTTCCAATAACTTCCATAAATTCTTGTTCAATAACATTACCTTCTTTTACAGGCTTACCAACTTTTACTAAAAATTTATCTGTTCCGTCAGCAAAGTTTTCTCTATCAGATACTTCAATCTGTTCTGTAACATTTTCACCTAACTCACCGAAGTAAGGCATTAACATTTCTGTGTGTTGTTCTTGTGTGATCTCTCCATCTCTTAAAGCTTCGTCCATATACATTTTTAAAATAGAGACTTTACTTCTAGGCATTAAAGCTGGAGCAACTTCTTTTAAATTTTTTAGTTTATCAATGAAAGGTGTTTTCTGTTCGGGTTTTTGTGGAGGAACCATTGTTCCATTCTGGAAACCAGGACGTCTCATGTACGCCATCATTTGTCTGTAGTCGTTGAGTTTCAAGTTAAACTCCCAATATGTGAGGCAAGCCTCCTGATGCGTTTTTACTTCTAGATGTATTTTTAAAAGTGCTAATGATGTCTTCAGGGTCCATACCTTTTTCTAACATCTTATAAGATTCTTCAATAGTTGCTATTACTTCAGCTTTTCTTTGAGGATTATCATCTATTAAAATTCTCTCAACTAGTTCATCATCTAATCCAGGGAATCTTTCTTTTAATTGTAATCGCTCTACCATTTTAGGAGCTAGTCCTTTTGCTACATTCATTTCAGACTCAAGGTCCATATTAGATAACTCTTCAATTTCATCTGTTGACATTAATCTTTTGTCACCTGACATTTCCATCTCTTCAAGTTTACTCTCTAAAAATTCTTTTCTACCTTTTTCACCTGGTCCTGGATTTAAATTACCTTTTTTATATTCTAGTTCCATATCAGATATATATTCTCTACGATCTTTCAAAGCTTTTTCAGCTTCACCAACAGTGCCATCATTCATCCAAGTCTCACTGTCACCTAGCTCTTCTTCATAAAATTTAATTTCATCATCAGTCAACTGTCTTTTTGGATCAGGATTTCTAGCAGAAAAATCATCAAATATTTTTGATTTACTTTCTACTTCATCAGCAGTTTTTACTGTGCCTTTACCAAATTTTTTATTTATAGTTTTTACTAAAGCTTGAATACCTTTTGGTAAACTTCCAATTGCAAAACCCATTCTACCACCATCAGCTTTTTTAGGTCTAGCTACTTCCTCAAAAGATCTTTCATAAAAATCTACAGTGTCATTTATATCAATACCTTTGTCCTGAGCGTTTGATTTTATTTTTGCCATTGAAATCATAAAGTCATCAGACTTTGTTCCTGAGTACATAACATCCATTAATACATCTTCATCAATACCTTGCTCTATTAAATCATCGTACATGTTAGATCTAACCACAGCACCCATATCAACATTTTCAAATATACCTGTACCTGCATCTTCAACTAAGTCAGCTACAAAAAGTTTTTGTTTAGTATTTTTAGCACCTAACTTATCAATCATGCCTTTAGCTTTATTTAATTTTCTTGCATTGTCTTCTAATGTAAATGCTGACATCTCTTCATCAGTTACAAATGGTCTGTCTAGATCAGCAGCCTTTTCTCTTTGACTTGGTGATTCTTTTATAACCTTACCTTTTTTATCCATACCCGGTGCAAAGCTTACTTCTTCTACATTATCTTGAATAATACCACCTTTAATCTTTGGTGCTTCTTTGGTTCCTGATGCCTGACTCATGATGCCAGTATCAAGAGTTGATATGTTTTCACCTTGAGATGTAATTTTAGTTTTAGCCTCTTCCATAATCATCTCTTCTTCGATTGGATTAGGATCTCTTTTAGTTTGTTTTTTGAAACCTTTTTTAAGAGCATTAAAAGCTGCTGATATAGTTTTATATGGTCCCATAATTAATAATATGTCCTCTGTTGCGGAGGCATAGTTTCCTCCTCATAATCTTCAGGGTGCCTGATCAAACCCCCCTGTCTAAATCTCATTACAGCTTGCGTCATGGAATCCACTAGATCATCATGGTCTCCGTAAGGAAAAGCTGCACATTCCTCTATGACTTCTTGTGCGAAGTCCATATCTTTGGGCGCCCATATCAGTCCCG